TAAAGGTATTATTTAATTGAAGAACCATCTGTTCTAGTGTTCTAATAATCTGGTCCATCTGTTGTTGATTATATTGTGGAGTAGCGTTCGCTAATCTGGGTTGATCTAATTTAGCCATTATCTCTTACCATCCAATTGTCCATCTATACGAAGTGTTCCAAATCTCCATGTACTATCTATATCTGAACTTACAATCTTAACTGCTGCTTGTCTACCACGAGCTCTAAAATCTACTTTAGTAGTCGTTGAATATACGACTGTGCTTGATGCAACTGTTTGAACTGAACCTGGATATTGTCTAACTAAAAACTGTACATTAAGTGCACCTTCTTGATTTTTAAAGTCAGGTATATATCTCTTCATAAATAAATTATCATCACCATCTACAATATCTATATCTCCCGAAGTAATGAATGCAGTAATAGGATTTGTATCATCATTCACTCCTTTTTCTTGATCATATAATGTTGATACACCAGCTGTTAAACCAATAACTGTTGGTTGTGCAAGTGTTGTAGAATTTGGCATATATTTTGTAGCTAATGGATTTGCAAAAATATCTTTAGAAGCCCAAGTTGTTCTAGCTAAAGTTCCAACAGTCCATAATCTTTCAAGATAATTGTAAGTTACTACTTTATCAATTTCTGTAGAATTAGCTGATGTATAGAACCAATTCACTTCTGAAAAATCTAAATTAACTCCAGCATAAATTACAGAGTGTTCATCTGAATTTAAATCTTGAAATACGTAATCTTGTACTGAACATGGTATTTCCTTGACAACCCCGTCAAACAGATAGAAAGCTCCATCTGACATCCAGTAAACAACGTTTTCCGCTTCTACTGCTGAATGAATTCCTAAAGCTCCACAGTTTGTACCTATTTGTTTAAATGAGAATGTATAAGGAGGTCCTACGAACTGCATAGAATGAGCTGATGTATTAGTTAAGATTAATATATCTCCTCTTGTTGGAACTGCTGTTACAATTCTATTACCTGATGATAATCTTTGAAATCCAGCTGTATTCGTTGCATTAGGTGTAAAGTCCGTTAACGATTCTTGCGATCCAAATAATACTGCCATTGGATCATATGTTGAAGATGTTCCTGGTGTTGTTTGTGTACCAAAGAAAATAACATGTCTATCTCTAGGAGACACTGCCATATAATTAGATTGTGTTGGAGCATTAGCAAGTAATGTAGCTCTTGTATTTCTTGCAACTAAAAATGCTGATGTATCAAAATAATAAGTTTTACCACCAACAATTGTTGCTAATATATCTTCACCAAAATTATCTATCTTCCAAATTCTTGGATTAGCTGTAATAACTCCTGATGGTCTTGGCGTGTTCCAAGTAGAAAAGCCCCAGGCTCCTGCACCCCATCCATTACCAACTGTTGTAATATCTGCACCTATGTTTATTTGAAATGCTGCACTTGATGCAGTACCTGATGTTGTAACTACACCTGGTGTTGCAATAGATGCAACATTAATTGTAAATGTATTAGCTGTTTTAATCTCTTGAATTTCAAATTCTTGAGACATATTAGCATTAGTGATGTTTACAACATTGACTCCAGATACACCTGAAAATGTAACAAAGTCTCCTGCTACTGCTCCATTAGAAGTTGCTGTAACATCCACGATCGTCGTTCCGGAAGTAAAGGAAAACACAGCGGGGATAGTTGTTGATAAAGGTGTAATGTCGTAAAAGTTGTTATCGTAATATAGATATAATTTTCTATCAGTGCCAATAGCAGCTAATGAGTCACCAGCTAAATCTGTATAAGTATGAATATCTCTAGCAACACCAATTAAATTATTACCAACGGCAGGTTCCCATCCACCTATTTTTTCAGGAACACCGTATCTAAAACGAACATTATCACAATCAACCCAACCGCCTTCTGCGCCATATTGAGTATTTTGTTTATCTATTCCTGGTCTAAATTGTAGTTTACTTATTGGCATAAGACATCCTTATACCACCAAATATATTGATTTACACTATTTTAGTGAATGGTGGTAATCCTAATAGAGGTCTTTTATCATATAAATTAGATTGTGCAAACTGTCCATTTACATGGTTATAATGCAAGAAAACTTGCGCACAAACATCACCTTTAAATTCTTCTCTCCAATGTTCTAATTCACAACCAGAATAAACTAACATATCACCAGGCTCTAAATTAACTTCTATGCCTGCTGGAGCATTAGGTTTCATTATATTCTTATATTCATCTATTACATTATTAGATCCTGTTGGATCAATAAATATTGGCCAAGAATCTCCACCAAGGTTTAATGTTGTAGATATCTCACATGAAGGTCTATCTTTATGTCTTTTTAAGATAGATCCCTTTTCATAAATTCTTGCATAAGAATAGGTAGGTATTAAATTAAGATTTGTTTGTTGTTTCATTATAGGCATAACCTTCATTAATAATGTTTCCATAACAAAGTCTGCATAATGAGAATATACATTTGGAACTTGTTGATCTTTCCACGTCCCTAGCATCCCGTTCTCCGCTACTATGTTATTTGAATATAGATAATTAACTGCCTCTCTTTTAAGTAGGAAATAGTTAAATATAAAATTAGCAAGTTCATATGGAATTGCTTTTTTAATAACTTGATATTTGTTCTGTTGAAAACTCATGTGATCATACAACGTTGCATAAAATTAAAACTCACTGAAATTCTAATATCATTAGATTGATTTGGATCTACACAGTGATTCAGCCAGCTTGGAAACATAATTAATCTTCCTGCAACTGGTTCAAAGTGAACTTCTCTCCATAAATAAGATTCTAATGGTCCATCTTTTCTTCTTGGCATAGACATTAAAGATACAGACTTTGGATCTTCTACTTTTAAATGTCCACAATTTTGTGGAGTCTTAACATAATAAACTCCAGACCATAATGAATTAGGATGCATGTGCGGTCTATTATATCCACCTGGAGGATTTATGTTTGCCCACATATTACCTAAAAATGGTTCTGAATCTAAATTTTGATCTTTGTAAATATGAAATTGTGCTTGAAATAATAAATCAACTAATTCTTTGTATTCTGGTTTTGTGTGCATATCATCAGTTGAATGCCAACCATTCATATTAGTTCTAGTCAAACCTTTATCTTGATTAGACCAGTTAATAATATTCTGTTCTAATTTAGAGTTGAATTCTTGTGACCCAACATCTTTAACATAAATAGGTGTTGCAAAATATAATTCTCTATTCATTATTTAAATGGAGTACCGCCGAACCACATTACAAGTGATTTTCTTGTACCTTTAGTTATTGGTATTACACGATGTCTAATAAATGATGCAAAAAAGATAGCTTGTCCTTGTTTAGGTCTTGCAATCTTTCCATCTGACATAAGTTCAAGTCCTCCACCTTCAAATTCATTATCAGGGGACAATAAACAAGTCATAGATATCTTACGTACTGGTGGTTCATTTGCACAATTAACATCTGAATCTATATGCCAATCATAAAATCCACCTTCTGGATATTCTGTGTACTGTGCTGGCTCCGTTATTTGCATTCCTTCAAATCCAAAATGATTTCTATTTGTTTGATGCATAATACGATCTAATGTTGCATACATTTCTGGCATCTTATTAAATGGAATCCAACTAATGTGAGATGTTCTAGTTTTAGTATCTATAGTTCCTTTTGCTCCGCCACCAACTTGACCCATCTCTTGTGGTTCAGATCTTCCTGCATTTATAATTAATTGACATTGTTCTGGTGTAAATAATGGAGTTGTTGTTTCAACTATTAAAGATTTCCAACGCGGTTCTGTAATTATCATTGTGCTCCTCTATTCTGTATTGGGTTATATAATACATCGCAGTTAGCTGCTAATGTTCTTCTAGTGTCATTTGTTCCATTGAATGGATATACACAATGTCTCATATCATATGGAAATATATAGAAGTCTCTTAATTTCATTGGCGGCTCATAATCAACTTTAGCAAATTGACCATTAGCTGCGCCTAATATTTGAAGTTTTCCATTTTGAGGAGCTTCACTTGCAGAATACTCTACACCATAAGTATTTGGTAATTTTAAAATCATAACTGAAGATAGACCTGTGAACAAATTTCCCTGGTGAACGTGCACAGGATTGTATTCATGAGCTTTCATTTCATTTACCCAAATTGAATTTAAATGAGTTTGATAATTTCTAATATGATTGAATTCTAAATAATGATGAAACATTTGCATAAACCAATCAAGAACATTTCTTGGTAATTCATTATGTCTTTTCATTTTAGATTCATCTTCTCCATCGTAAAATAGAGAATGTTCATCTTTAATCTTACCTACTAATTGTTTATTTGCAGGATTTAATTGTTGAAATTTTTGTTCATACGTTTGATTGATTGCATGAAATATGTCTAATGGTGTTTCATAACGTAAAATAGATTGTCCTAAAAATGTGAAGTTAAAGTTCATAGTCCCATTTCTTTTCTAATTTTAGTAGCAGATATTTTTTGTATTTCTTTTGGTAATACAATCTCTTCAATCTTGTAACCAACATCTCTACCATAACATATATTGGTAATGTTAGGCACTTTTACAACATCAAATTGACCTGCATAGTCTTTAAGCTTTTCTTCAATTCTTTTCTTAATATCTTCAAATTCAAATGGATTATTATTTGTTTGTGGCATTGTTCTAACCATTATACAAACTTGTCCAGTCTTCTTTAATATCTCTTTAAATAAAGCTAAATGTCCATCATGGAATGGTTGCCAACGTCCAAGCATCTGTGCTGTTGGTTTAGAGTAGTCTATCATGTATCTCCTTTATTATGTTATCGTAGTTAAAATCTTTTATCTCAAAGTCTACTTTTTTAGGTTTCTCAAATACTTTATTCGTATCTTCAAATCTTCCTTTATCAATTGTATTCATCCAAATCTTCATATCATAGAAAGATCTATAAGATTCAAATGGACAAACAAAGTCTACAACAACATGATTAACT